CATCCTTGCCGTCTGCCCCTGGAGCTCCGTCTTTGCCAGGCAGGCCCACCCCGGCAACTTTTTTGCCGTTTACAACGATAGCCATGTGCTACACCTCCACCCATTGCCACATATCCGGGGTATCCGGGGCCCACGTGCAGGGAATCATGTCCCCGCCCTCTGCCACCTTGTAGACCTTGCCGTTGTAGCTGTAGTGCTTACCCGCATGACAGTCCATGCCGTACACCCACGGGATGGGGTCGTCCACTGTGCCAGCGTGCTCGCGGTCAATAGGCCGGTAGATGGCGAGCATGCCGTCGTCGTGCGGTGGCATATCCTCTTGAGGAGTTACCGCCTGCACCACCCGGTAGAGCTGGCCTTCGTCGTTGAGGATGCGTCCCGCAGGCAGTTCCTCGCCGTCTGCCAGTACCACCGCCCAGGTGGGAAACAGATCGGGCATGTCCAGAACGTAGGCGTCCGGTATGGCCGTGCTGGTGGCCGCGTAGGCCCTCATCGCGGCGGCGTACTGTGACTGCATGTTCGGCTCTGACGGTTGGGGGGCTGGCTCTGGGACTGGCTTGTTGGTCAGGGTCAGCAGCGTACCAGCGTAGGTCTGCCGGGTATAGTTCCCTGCATCATCCTCTGACAAAAGAAACCCATCATCCCGGTACATCTGGATTTTGCCTGTCACCTCTCCGGGGTCAGGCGTGACCGAAAGATATTTGATGGTATCCTCTGTCACAACCCGGCGGGAGACACTGTATTGCTTTTCGCCGATTTTTAAGTACATGTTACCTCCTCATAAACAGAAGCTGAAGGCTACGCAAAGCCGGTTATAGGCACCGTGCCAGAAAGCACTTCCAGTCCTGTGGACATCACAGAAGTCGGAGGTGTTTTGAGAAAACGAAGAGCGCTCCAACCAAAAGTCCGCGCTGCCGGCGCGATTTTTCACTTTGCTGTTGCCCGCCTTGTAGTAGTCATACTGGAGGCCCTCTCCAGCGAAGGAGTAGGTGGTGCTGCCGAAAATTTCGATTTCTGACAGCAGGAACAATTCATCGCTGGTGGTCACAATGCTTGGGTTCTGATTCCCTGCGCTGGTCAGTTTGTTAACTGCTCTTATCCCCGCCTGCACCTCCGCCGGAAGCATGGTTTTCAGCGCGGGCATGGTCTGCGTCCGCATTTGGCAGTCCCGCCAGCCGCCCACGTTGGTGTTGCTGGGGTTCATCTGGTACGTGGTGTCGTAGCAGTCGTGCATCTGGAAGGTCAGCGGCGCTTTGCCCGTCCCGTCTGACAGATCATCGTGGTTCTTTCCGATGATGTCGATACGGTATGTCCTGCCGCCGATGTCCATGTCCTTGTAGCAGGAGCCATCAGATACCCAGGTGTCCGGCACCTCATTGGCGTGGCATGCCTCGATGATAGCGGCCCAGTCATTGTTTGCAAACACAGGGTCATATGTTTTGTTGGAGGGTAGCCCTCTCGACATGAAGAACACCATCAGGCCGACACCTCCTTTTTGGTAAATTGGAAGTCGTAAGGAAGGATCAAAGCGGGGCGGATGCCTGCGTCAGTGTTTGCTCTCCAGATGCTGCTGTCACCGTTAGTTCGGGTATACCACACGTAGTTGGCATCGTTGGTGTACGGAGAGCGGAGCCACCAGTTTTCAGCATTACCATTTCGATTTGCAACCCGTTTGCTGTTGGCTAATGAATTTGTGCCGGACTCGAAGTAGGTCAGTTTTGCACCATCTACAGGGAAGTATGGGCTCGTAATGGTGCTCCATCCGACTTCATAGCCGGACAGCAGAAAAATCTTGCAAGACAGCCCATTTGCTCCGGTGCTGTCTGTTCCTCCTATTCCGCCTTCCTGCCGATACGGGATTTTAACCTGCTTGAGGGCCGACTTAATGTTAGAATCGTACTTCAAAAGCATTGTGCCGTTTAGCCAGCTCTGGATATCGGATTGCTCCAGGTTGTTGACTTCTCCGGAATCCCATATCCGATTTTCAGAAATGTCTTTCCTCAATAGCCATGTCCCTTCGCAGGACGCATCATAAAGAGGGCTGTCCTCCGGTATCCCCTGGTTAACCACCAGATAGTCCACCGGGGTTCCTTTCTCGTTGAGCCGCACAATCTTTCCGACCTCAAGGTCGCCCGCAGAAATACCGCTTGAAGCAGGAACAAAAAAGCGCGATACATATACCATCAGGACACCTCTGATTTTAGGAATTTAAAGTCGTAAGGGAGGATTAAGGCGGGGCGGATACCGTAGGAATTATAGGAATAGCCATTACCATAACTTCCATCAACGGAGATGTACCAATTACCAACATTATTCGCATTTGATGGAGAACGTGTCCAGTAAAGCCCATTCGTCATGTTGAATTTCGCAATTCTTTTGCTCCTAGCATCAGCGCCATCACTATCAATAAAGTAAGATAGTTTTGCTCCATCTATTGGGAGGTATGAGGACAGGCTGTTATTTAATCCAATTTCATATCCGCTTATTGGAAATACTCGGCATTGCAGACCGTTTTCTCCGCTGTTAACTGTAGCAGAACCATTCCAAACACAATACGGCACTTTCACAGTTTTAATGGCTGCTTGAACTGGCAAATCGTAGTCCTTCATATATCCAGACATAGTGCTCAAAATGCTGGAACCAGGAAGCGCATTTCCTCCACCAGAGTTAAACGGTCCCATCTCACGGATGTCCTTCCGTAGCAACCATGTCCCCTCACACGATGCATCATATAGATTGGACGGTATGCCCTGATGTACTACCAGATAGTCAATCGGGACCCCGCTTTCATTTAGATGTACTACCTGTCCTATCTCCAAATCACCAGCAGAGATCCCCATATCCCCAGTTGGGCCGCCCCTATGCAAGAACACCATCATCCCACCCCCACATTGACCGGGATGTTGACGGCCGGGGCCTCTGCCGCGTAAAAGGTCAGTGTCCCAGCTCCCTGCACGGCGTTCTGCGCTGATGGCCCCATCCAGGCGTTCAGCGCCTCTGCGTCCGCGTCCAAATCTGTACCACTCAGCGCTACGTCTACACTCACTACCGCTGTGTCTGCCGCCACAATGGAGCAGGAAACCGTCTGGCTGTACCTTCCGTTCCCACCTTGCGTCCACCCGCTAGACAGCAAAGTAATTGTGGTACTCTTGGCTGGATCTCCTTTGCTGTTCCAAGCGCTTTTTTCTGTATCGCTTACTGTTCTGTGGCTTTCATCTGCTGGTAGGTCTGCCAGCTTTGTACTGTTTGGTAAAGCACCAACCATATTAGCCGTGTAATCCCCCTCCTGGGGGACAACTGCACCAGATCGTCCGTTGAAGGTGATCACACCGCTGCTACCTCTGCCCGCCAGCTCGTCGATAGCCCCCTGCACGTTTGTAGCCTCCAGGCCGCTGCCCGTGTTGCTGTAGCCCACCTGTTCGGCGGAGAGGTCGCCGCCCTCTCCGTCTTCGGTTACTTCGATTGTGTACGGCCCGTCGCCAAGGCTCTCCCCCATCTGCATCGTGCCGCCGCCGGGGATTGAGAGCCAGGGCGCAGCCGTGGCGATAGCGGCTAACTGGGCGGCGTACTGCTCCAGTGTGGTGCCCTCCGGTGGTTCTATGCCCATAGCCTGTAGTGACGCTGCGATACTTGCCTTAGCGGCGGACAACCGGTCGATTTCGCCCTGAATACTCATACCACGCCTCCCGTCAAATGGCCGCCAGGGCCTCCTCAATGTCGCCCGTCAGGCTCACCGAGCCCCCGGTGGTGTAACCAGCAGGAACGGCAAAGGAGGTTGTGGTCAAGCCATCAATCTCGCCGGAGACCGCCCCATTGTTTGCCATTGAGCCAGTGACCTTCGCGCCTTTTGCGTAAGCTGTCTTGCCATTAAGGATATCCCCGGCAACCGCTGTGCCGTCAGAGGTGTCCACATAAGCCTCCGGGATGGCCGCCACTTCAACGGACGTGAGCACCTTCCCGTCCGTAGGCTCTACCGTTTGGACAGACTTGTTGGGTGTAACGCTCTTTGTCTCCGGGGTGATCTGCACCTTTCCTGTTCCGCTGTGATAGCCCTTCGGAATGGTGTAAGACAGCTTTTCCGGGGTCAGCGTTTCAGTTACCGCCCCATTGTTTGGCATGGTGCCTGTGGTGGTCTTGCCTGCCTTGTCCACAAACACCTTTCCAGTCAATACGTCAGCGGCGG